GCAACAAAAGCAAAGATAGCCGAAAGGTATCAAATAACTCGTAGACAAAAAAGAAAAGGAAAGAAAAGACTTTGTCTTGGTGGTTGTGGAGAGCAACTATCTATATACAATGATGCTGGATTTTGCTCTAACTGTAATGTTAATAAAAAAGAGGTAGACAAAATGTTAAAACAAATAAAGGGGTTCATTGACTATGAGCAACAGTGGTAATCCAAAAACAATTTGTGCTATTGATGCAAGTACCAATAGCCTTGCTTTTGCTATTTTTAATAACAATCTTTTAGATAATTTTGGCAAAATTAAATTTGAAGGAAAAACAAACTATGAAAAAGTTATGGATGCTTGTGCTAAAACAAAAGCATTTTTTGAATATTGTGGAGGATTTGAAGCAGTTATAATTGAGCATACAGTTTTTATGAACAGCCCTAAGACTGCTGCAGATCTAGCATTAGTTCAAGGGGCTTTGCTAGGAGCAGCAGGATTAACTGGAACAAAGTTTATTGGTACTGTGTCGCCCATAACTTGGCAAAACTATTTAGGAAACAAAAAATTAACAAAAGAGGAACAGGTTGCAATCAGATTAAAAACTCCTGGAAAATCAGAATCTTGGTATAAAACACATGAAAGACAGATTAGAAAAGAAAGAACTATTAAATTAATTGAAATCCACTATGATAAAATTATTAACGATAATGACGTTGCTGACGCTTGTGGCATCGGTCATTGGGCTATTAGTAATTGGAATAAAGCAATGAAAGTTGAGGAATAATGCCTGAGTTGAATGCAAACATACCACCAATAAATTGTTATGTAAGAGGCAACTATTTAAGAAATCATCAGGACAGTCATGATAAATATTTTGAATGTGTTATATTTGGTGTTTCAAGTATTAAATCAAGAAGTCCCTTATTCCATATTATGATGGAAGACGGAGGGTTATGGTGGAGACTTCCTATATCTGCATTCTGCACAAAACCAGGTGTTCCAGAAGTTGATTTACATAATTTAGTATTGTGGAATTCATTTAGTCATCACGTTTCTGTGACTAAATTTGAAAATCTGACTAACCTTAGAATGTCTTATATTGATAGGACTAAAACTTTTATTAAGGGAACATACCTGTTTACCCTTGATTGGCACAACCCTGATACCAATGTATTGGATGATGGCTACTCAGAAAGCCCAGCAGATCATAAGTGTGGGCACGTTATACAGCGAGATGATGGTAATTTTGCTATACAGCCTAACAATAGGGTAAGAGTTTATGAGCCATCTTTTACGCTTAAAAAAGACTACGTCATTGATAGAATAATTAATGAAAAAAAATATGATGTAGAAAATCAAGACAAGTGGATACTGGAAGACTCTGATAGATTTAATTATGATATTAGCGAAAAGTTTGACAAATAATCTCATGACTGGTAAACTGTATACAAGCGAGGCTTGGCTCCGTAAAAGATTTGTTATGGATAAAAAGTCTCCACAAGATATTGCCAAGGAGTGTGGAACTAGTGTTGAAACTATTTACGTATACCTTGCTAAATTTGGATTAAGGAAATCTAAACGATGAATTTGCAGCCAGTATTTCAGGATGTAGGAAATTTTAGTTGTGAAGATTTATATCTTCATTCCGTAGGAGCACCTTCTGGCAAAGATATTTGGTCAACATGTCACGGAATTGCAAAAATGCTAATTGACAAAAATATTGCATATGGAGATTCTGCTCTAGACCCTGTTAGAATTTTTAGTAAATCAGATCCAGTAGAACAACTTAGGGTTAGAATTGATGATAAATTAAGCAGACTTATGAAAGGTACAGACTATGTTGGAGATAATGACATAGATGATCTTATTGGATATTTGGTATTGCTTAAAATAGCAAAGGAAAAAAATGTCAACTGAAAAAGAGTTAATTGATCATCTTGACGAAGTAAACAAGGTTGTTGCAGAATATCTTAAGGGTCAAGATCCTACAAAAATTTCTAAAGATTTAGATATGCCGAGAACTCGTGTTGTTGCATTAATTAATGAGTGGAAGGTTATGGCTTCTGCTAATGAAGCAATCCGTGCTCGTGCAAAAGAAGCACTTGCTGGAGCAGATGCACATTATAGTAAATTGATTACAAAATCTTATGAAGTTATTGATGAGGCATCAATGACAAATAATCTTAGTGCAAAAACACAGGCCATTAAACTTGTAATGGATATTGAAAAATCTAGAATTGAAATGCTTCAAAAGGCTGGACTTCTTGAGAATAAAGAACTTGCAGAAGAAATGGTTCAAATTGAAAGAAGGCAAGAAGTTTTGGTTGGAATATTAAGAGACATTGCTTCAAGTCATCCAGAAGTTCGTGATCTAATAATGCAACGCCTATCTGAGATTGCTAAAGAGGGAGAAGTGATTACAATTGTCCACAATGTTCAATGATTTTCTTGAAGTATTAAGAGAAAATCACTTTGAAGAAAAACCAGTAGACGCAAAAACATTTGTTGAGTCTTCTGATTATTTGGGACAGCCACCACTATCTCAGGTTCAATATGACATTGTTGAGGCGATGAGTCAAATATATAAAAAAGAAGATTTGCAAGAACTTTATGGAGATGCGGAGGGTGCAAGATATTATAGTAAATATACTAAAAATGAAATTATATTGCAACTTGGAAAGGGATCTGGAAAAGACTTCACATCTACAGTAGCATGTGCATACATTGTATATAAATTACTATGCTTAAAAGATCCAGCAAAATATTTTGGAAAACCTTCTGGGGATGCTATTGACCTTATTAACGTTGCTATTAACGCACAACAGGCTAAAAACGTTTTCTTTAAAGGTTTTAAAACAAAAATTGAAAAATCTCCGTGGTTTGCTGGAAAGTATAATGCCAAAGCAGATTCAGTAGAATTTGATAAATCAATTACGGTTTACTCTGGTCACTCAGAAAGAGAATCTCATGAAGGTTTGAACTTACTGCTTGCAGTACTTGATGAGATTTCTGGTTTTGCATCTGAGGTTGGCACTGGCAATGAACAAGGAAAGACTGCAGAAAATATTTATAAAGCATTTCGTGGCTCCGTAGATTCTCGTTTTCCAGATCTTGGTAAAGTTGTTTTACTTTCATTTCCTCGTTATCAGGGTGACTTTATTTCTAAAAGATATGAAGATGTAATTGCAGAAAAAGAAACTCTTGAAAAAAAGCATGTATTTATTATGAATGAAGAGTTACCACATGATGACCCCAGCAATCAATTTGAAATTAGTTGGGAAGAAGACAATATTATTTCATATAAAGTTCCAAAGGTTTTGGCTTTTAAAAAACCAACTTGGGAGGTAAATCCTACTCGTAAAATAGATGATTTTAAATTAGCATTTTATACAGATCTAGGTGATGCAATGATGCGTTTTGCATGTATGCCAACCTTTGCATCAGATGCATTTTTTAAACAAAAAGAAAAATTAGAAAAATGTATGAATACAAGAAACCCATTAGACTCTTTTAGAAGATTTGATGAAGCGTTTAAACCAGACCCAGAAAAAGTTTATTATGTCCACGCTGACCTTGCACAAAAGCACGATAAGTGTGCAGTAGCAATTGCTCATGTTGATAAATGGGTTAATATTCAGGTTATTAAGGATTATGAACAGGTTGCCCCTATTGTTGTTGTTGATGCCGTTGCTTGGTGGGAGCCAAGAGCAGAAGGACCAGTCAATTTGTCAGAAGTAAAACAATGGATTATTAACTTGCGTAGAGAAGGTTTTAATATCGGCAGGGTTTCTTTTGACCGTTGGCAATCTTTTGATATTCAAAATGAATTGCAGGCTGTTGGAATTAAAACAGAGACAGTATCAGTTGCTAAAAAGCACTACGAAGATCTGGCCATGATGATTTATGAAGAGCGTGTTGCCATTCCAATGATTCCTTTGCTATTAGAAGAAATGTCAGAGTTAAAAATAATGAAGGGGAACAGGGTTGATCACCCTAGAAAAAAATCAAAAGACTTGGCTGATGCGGTATGTGGGGCGGTATTTGGAGCAATATCACATACACAAAAGACTAATAATACAGAGATAGAAATCCATACATGGAGTTCTTCCACACGACTTGCAGAGAAGCAGAAGCGTATGGTAGAATTAGATAATCGGGAAATGCCTAACGATGTTAAGGATTTTCTAGATAAACTTAACTTAATATAAAAACAACAAGGAGAATAATGAATTCATTTAAGAAAATTGCCCTAGGACTCGCTGCAGCAATGTCCTTTGGCGTCATGTCAGCACTTCCGACAAGTGCTGCTGTCATTGCACCTACACTAACGATTGATTCTGCTACAGACACAATCACTGCTGGTGAGACTGCAACTGCTGTAGTTACACTGTCGTTTATTTCAGAAACAGCAGCAGATACAGCAACTGTCTTGTCTGCTATGTTTGCACAGCCTTCAGGCTCAACTAAGTCAGCAACTATGACGTTGCTAGAAACATCAACTGCAACAGTAGCAATCGCTGCTGGTAATCTTTCAGCAGACGTTAACTCAACAGTAGGTACACCAGGATATGTAACTGCAAAGTTCACAGTGTCTTTGGTAGCACCATCAGTTGCAGGTACATACGAAGCAAGAATTATTACAACCCGTCCTTCAACAGGACCATCAGTTGCATGGACAGTTACAGTTAAAGCAGCGGATCTAACTCCATCTGCTTCAACAACAACTTCAATTTTGAATGCAGGAGAAGTTATAACTGCAACCACAGATGCTACAGTTTTTGCACCAAGAGCAACTTCAGCAGATGCAGCAGCGGTAATCGTTGTTACACCTAAGAATGCAGCAGGCGGAGCAGCAACTGAGTCAATTCTTGCTACAGTATCAGGAACAGGTTTGATTGGTTATGGCACAAATGCTACAACAATGTCCTCTCTTGGTCGTGCAATTGTTATTCCTACAGGAAACTATATTGGTATTTTTGCTGACGGTACAGCAGGAGTAGGAACAATCACTCTAACAACGCTTACAGGTACAGTACTTGCAACAGAGCAGGTAACATTCTATGGAGATATCGCAACAATCGTTGCTACTCCAGTTAAGTCTGTTATTGCAGTTGGTGCAAATACAAATACGATCAAGGCAGTTGCTAAGGATGCATCAGGCGTAACAGTAGGAGCAGGAACACTTAACGCTTTCTCAAGCAACACAGCAATCGTATCCGATTCAGGTACAGCAGCAACTATCGTAAATGGTGAAGCGCTATTTACAATTACTGGTGTTAAGGCTGGTAGCGTTGCAGTTACAGTTAAAAATGCAGCAGGAACAATCGTATCTGCTCCAGTTTCTACTCGTGTAGAATCTCCAGCAGCCACAGTTAAGTTGTCATTTGATAAGGAAACATACCTTCCAGGTGAAGCAGCAACCATCAAGGTGCAAGTTCTTGATGCAGCAGGTCTTCCAGTATCTGGAAAGACACATGCTAATCTATTTGCAACAGGTGGAATCACTTCAACCTATGCATTTGGTTCAGGTTCAGATGCTCTTACAGCAACATCAGTCACAACTGATACAGAAACAGTTAAGTCATATAAGGTATTTATGCCTTTGACAGAAAACACTGTAACTATTTCAGCAACAGGTGGAACGTCATTGCCACTTGCTGGTCAGGTAGCAGTATCTGCAACAGCAAAGGTATCAAACTCTTCTTCTAGCACAAACGCTACTCTTGCAGCACTAGTTGCACAGATTACAGCAATGCAGGGAATTTTTGATAGCCTAAAGGCAGAAGTTGTAACACTTAAGGCTGAGAAGGCAACAGCAGATGCTAAGGCAATTGCTGATCGTGCTGCTTTTGTAAAGCAGTACAACGCACTTGCTACAAAGTGGAACAAGAAGAATCCAAAGGCAAAGGTTGCACTTCTAAAGAAGTAAACTAATCCAACAACTAAGGGAGTCATTAACTTGGCTCCCTTTTTTGTACCTATAAAATGATATAATAGGGTTATTAAACATCTCTGAAAGGATGGCCCCCTATTAAAAAAATCCTACTAAAAAGTGGGTTGGTTTCTTTTTTGGTGGTAATGTGGCTATTCTTTTTCCCTGCTGAGTACGCTCACGCAACAGATAATGTTCAATCTGAGCAAGTAAATGTATCAACACCAACATCTTTAGAGACTGCTACAGCAACAATACAGGCTGCAGAAACAACAATAACAAACCTTGAAACAGCGACTGCCCAGATCCAGACAGTCCTTTCTGTAGTTCAACAGCCTTCAGAGACTCTCACAGCAACCGTACAGCAGGCTAATACAGCCATTCAGACAGCCAATACAGCCCTTGATTCTGCTACAGCCAAGGTAGAAACAGCCACAGCAACCCTTATTTCTGCGGGACTTGAAACAGCAACTGCCACAACAATAGCCTCAAACCTAGCAATACAGGAAACAGTAACTGCTCAAGCACAGACTACCTATACAGCAAACAAGGCTATATCTGATGCTGCCAATACTAACCAGACTGTAACCGAAACATTTAATAATAATGTAGTCAATACTGATATGGTAATAACCATAGGGGCAAACCCAGTATCAACTACAAACCAAAGTGGAGTTTTTATAAGCACTAATTACGCTGGATCATTTGGCATGACTGGATCAAATATGACAGTAATGAATCCATCTGTACCAATAACAATTGATCTACCTTCAAATAAAAATATTACAGAGTTTGGGTTTACAGCAGGTGCTAAAAATGGAACAGTAAATGCAACTGTTACATATACTGATGGAACAACTACAACAATGGCAATTATTGATAATTGTAATTTCAGCAACTGTACAAATGTTAATTCTATTACTGCCTCAAATGGAAAAATAATTGATAGAGTGGCAATTCCAGTAGACTATGACTATTATTTAGTTGACAATCTTTATTATAAGGTTATTACTTCAGATCCCACAAAGACTGCTACAACTGCTGCATCCCTTCAAATTTTAACACAAGAGCAGTACGAGTTGATGGTTTTACAAGGTGCACAAACCAAACTTACTGAAGCAAATACAGCAGCAACTACATTAAAAACTGCTACAGAGATAGCAGAAAACAAGGTTGTTCAAGCAAAGATTGCTGCAGTAACAGCAGCACTTCCAGCAGTAGATGATAAACTAGATAGTGTTGCATTGAACACATCATATTTAATTTCTGTATCAGATACTGCAACTGCAGCAATAGTATCTGCTCAAGGCAAATTAACATTAGCCCAATCAGCGCTTGATTCTGCAACGGCTGCAATGAACACAGCAATAACATTAAAATCAGATGCACAAACAGTTGAGGCAGCAACAGCCCTTGTAGCACAAAGACAAGCAGAATTTAATGCAGCAAAGGCAGTCGTTGATTCAAATACACAGTCTGGTTTGCGTGTAGATACATATTATTATAATGGTGGTGCAAGCCCAGCAATGCCTTCTGCAGACGCAACACCAGTTACAACATTTATTGATTCAAACGGAATTGATGAGCAATGGGGTGGAGGAGCAGTAGCAGGTACTCGTTCAGACAGAGTAATTGTTAAGTATTCTGGAGCCTGGATTCCGCAAACAACAGGAACACAATATATTACAGCACCAGCAGACGATGGAACAAAATTATATCTTGATGGACAATTAGTTATTAACGATTGGTATGACAAGGGTGGAGGGGGATCAACAGCAGATGTTGCTACTATTTCTGGAGTATCAAAAGAATTTGAGTTTTGGTACTATGAAAATGGTGGTGGGGCAGCGGTATCATTACAAAGATATACAAATAGTGGAGTCTTTGAGGCAATTCCTGGAAATGAATTTATAAGATCTAGTGCTACAACACAGCAAAAGGCTACATTAGTGTCAGCAACCACAAACCTTTCATCTGCACAGACAACTCTTCAGGCTGCACAAACAGCAGAAAATGCTATGAATACTGCTGAAGCATTGGTTCAGACTGCAGTTACAAAAACTATTGAAGCAATTACTGCAACAAATACTGCAGACTCTTTAGTTGATGCTGAAATGATTATTGCTCCACCAAGAAACCTTTCAGTAACTACAGCGAATAATGGCAGTGTTACTTTAGCCTGGGAAGCACCAACTACTGGTGTTGAGCCAGAAAGATATGCAATTTTCTTTGACAACAATACAACTGCTGGATGGGGAATTGCAACTGGTAATGCTGGAGATGAAAATGCACTAAATACAACTGTAACTTTAAGCATTGAAATGTTTGAGTCTACTGGTGGACTAGATTCAACATATGATTTTTCTGTAAGAAGTGATCAAGATTCACTCCAGATGTACTCAGCAATGTCTAATACTGTTTCTACTGAAGTTATTGATCTAGAAAGAGTTGCTGCAGAAGCAGAAGCATTAAGACAGGCTGCCCTAGCAGCGGAGGCTGCAAGACAGGCTGCAATTGCAGCAGAAAATGCTAGAGTGGCAGAAGCAAATGCTAGAGCAGCAGAGGCTGCAGCAGCACGAGCACAGGCAGAAGCAGCAGCAGCAGAGGCAGCAAAGGTTAAGGCAGAGGCAGAGGCTAAGGCTGCAGAAGAAGCAGCAGCAAAGGCAGAGGCAGACAGAATAGCAGCGGAAGAAGCAGCAGCCCAAGCAAAGGCTGAGGCTGAAGCCAAAGCAGAAGCAGATGCAAAAGCAGAAGCAGAAAGATTAGAAGCAGAAGCGGAAGCAGCACGACAGGCTGAAGAAAATGCAAAGGCTGAAGCAGAAGCAAAAGAAGCAGAGGCAGAGGCTGCTAGACAAGCAGAAGAAGATGCTAAAGCGGAAGCAGAAGCAAAACAAGCAGAATTAGATGCTGCTAAGGCAGAAGAAGAAAAGGCTAAGGCTGAAGAAGAAAAGTTAGATGAAATTCTTGAAGATGCTAAAGAAGGTAAAGAATTAACTGAAGAACAAAAAGAAGTTGTTGTTGCAGCATTGATAGAAGACCTCAAGCCTGGAGAGTCTGTTTCAGCAGCAGAAATAAAAGCATCTGGTGTTTCATACGCAGACCTTCCACCATCAACACCAGTTGAACTTCGTACAGATGAAAATGGAAATGCCCTTGTAATTACAGCAGAAGTTGCTGCAAATATTGAATTAGTTCAAGATCCAGGGGCACTATTAGAAGCAGTATTAACAGATCCAGGAGCAGCATTGGCAGCACTTGGAAGCATTGGTGCAGATATGACTGATGCAGAAAGAGAAGAGGCCACAGAAATGGTTGTGGCAACAGTTGTAGCAGCAGGAGCAGCAATTAATGCAGCAGCCGTTGCAACTGGTGGCGCAACAGGGGGAAGCACAGGTGGTGGAGGAAGTTCTGGTGGTGGTGGCGGTTCAGGCGCTAACTCACCAGGTTCAAGAGGAGGAAGAAAATGGTAAGAATACTAAAAAATATAATCAAGGATCTAATAGATCAGGCATGGACTCTTCTTGGAATGTTTATTGCCTGGGTAGTATTAGATGGTAGTGCTAAAACCATAGTTGGGTATGGAATCGTAGCCACAACCGCCTTGTGGATTATTACTAGTCCATTTAGAAATAAAGAATCAGAATAGGGTATAATAGGGGTATGAAAAGAATAACTTCTGTTGCTTTGTCAGGTTTGTTGATGCTATCCTTGACTGGTTGCGGATATCAAGGTCATTTTAGGTATCCATGCCAAAATCCAGAAAATTGGGAGAAGGCTGAATGCAATCCTCCAATTTGTGAGGCATCTGGAACATGCACAAAAGATATGATTAAAATAG